CAGCAAGGTCTGAGGATGTAATTACGACTCCATTTGAAGAAGTCATTGTTGGTAAAGAGCTCGAAGCATAATTTATCCAGAAGACGGTATATTGACCTGCTGCATTGATGGAAATTGTGTTTGACAGAAGAGGGGTCGTGTACACCAATGGGGCGGAATTGAACTCAATAATATTCCAGGAATGAGATCCGTTACCCAAGGCGTAAATAGTCCCACCGATGAAATCATCGGATCGCGGTTGAGGATCCATCAACATGATCTTGTAGTTGAGCCTCAACGTACCCCAAGCGGTTCCCACATTAGCTAAGTCTGTGGTAACCCAAAATTGCCCCAAGTCGTAGGTTTTCAGGTCAGCATTAGTGATGTTCTGAGTCGCTGATCGAGTAAAAAGTATCTTGTTCATGATACTCTGTCCAATTGGCATACGTTGTGCCAAGAATGGTGAAAATTGGACATTTACCTTGTATTGCATCATGTCAGAAGTTTGGATGGGTCCAGTGTCAAGCACATCTGGATCGAATGCCATATACAAGGTACCTGGAGTGCTAGTAGGGCAGGCTGGAATGTACTCCAGTTCAAGTGACAGAAACTTATATCTGTCATATAAAGCGGCAATGTTGCTCAACCAGGGAAAAGAAGTAGAGAGTCCCGGCTGAACGACAATGTCCTTCATAATGTTGAAATATGAAGAAGTGGTTGTGATTGCCCCATAGAACTCAGAATGCGATATAATGACTGGTGGTGAATTCTTATTTCTGAGACTTATGGGGATAGCGACTTGGGTGATGGGGTTCTGGCGATTAGCGAAATTGAAATTTCGCCTGTTTTTAGGCCGAGGAAGCGGCCTTTGTTGACGTCCGCGCATATTGCGGGGTTGTCTGTTGCGGTTTCTTGGTTGTTGTGATTTTTTGTTGGATTGCATTGTTAAAAAGAGGTTGAAGATTTTTCAATGGGGCCCAGTATAGCATTTCAAAATACTGTGGAGCAAAATGGATATCGTCTTCCATTAACGATATTGCTCTCGGGTTGAACATTATATTGAAAGCGTCTGCCAACGGCTTGTAATCATACTTATTAATGTTCATAGCGAACTTATACTCAAACATCTGTGAAAGTGAGTTTTTAAGTCGCTTACCCAAGGTAACCCAACTTTGAGGTATCCAATGAGGGATAGTTTTTAAACGCGCGTTTATATATTGGGAAACTACGGGCCAACTATGGGCCCAACTCTTAAGGCCTGTAGTGATACTCCAGTTAAAATGAGCAATAGTAAACTTATTCGAAAGTTTGTAAGTATCATTCCCAGATAAAAGCGCTCTCTCTATACGCCGGTTCAAGAGGACCTCTTCATGAAATACCATACCGTATTTGGATAGGAAATCAAATGTCTGATCCCATCCAACCTTGAAGTCCTTCGCAACTTGACCTAAACCGTGCGTACAATAGTCTTTGGGATTGACGACCGACCCGTCAATATACACACTCCAAAGACCCTTCTCAAACCGCTTTACGTCATGGCGGTTGAGGAAACACAAAACATCATCTCCGGCAACAAGAATCCCGAGTTTAACTCCAGCTCGGTGTGCCACAAATCTCGCATACAGGTAAACACGTAAAGAATTTCCAAGAGTAGTGCGTGTTGGGTGACCTGAAAATGTCGTACCCTTAATCATACCTGTAACTATGCGGACATAAACTCCGGCTCGTTTGTAAGAAATATAGAACTTAGTAGAAGATTGAATCAATATCCTCATATATGATTCAATGAGCCCTGGAGGGAGAGATGTTAAGTGGGGCAGTACATGGGGGAAGGTCTTGCGGAATAAGTACCCATCGATGCCATCA